ATTCTGAACTTTTTTAGCTGCTTCCATAAGTGCTAGTTCAATAACTTCTGGTTTCTGAGCAGACTCTGGAGCAACAGTACCAAGCTCTTGTTGTGCCATACCATTAACTTGTTCTTGATATTTCATAACAGAATGTTCTTGAATATTAGCTTGCAATACAGGCTGTACTCTTTGCATAATAGGATTAGCACCATTCATTGGGTCTTGAAGATAAGCCATCTTTACTTGAATGTGTGCATCATGATTCTGTCCTGGAAATGCTGCAATAGCAATACCTTTAACAGCCGCCATAATATCTGATACAGGATCAAGAGCTTTAGCTTCTGGTTTAGGTGGCAGTATCTCATCTAGGTTTGGCATATTAGCAGCACTAAGGATTGTTCTATTTAGTGCTTCAGTATTAAACATACCAGGAGGAGATTGCTGTGCCATTTGTAATGCCATATTTGCCAACATCATACGATGAGCATTAGATGGAATGTTAGGATCACTTACAGGAATAACATCAATCTTACCATCAAAGTCTGTTTGATAAATGCTACGTTCTGCCAGAGGAACCTCATAAGGATATTCTTGTGGTAAATAATCTTTATCAATACTGGCAAGAATTTTAAATTCATCACGTTGTGATTTATGTAGTCGTTTGTGAATAGCTGTAAAGAATTTACTAGAGGCTTCTAGTAGTGCCATTGTAGTTCCAACAGGTCCATAGGAGGCAGCATCTGAAACAATCTGTTCAGTGCTGTCTGCAAACTTCTGACCAGCAGCAGTTACAAACTGAAGCATTTGGTAGAGCGTCGAGGAAGGCTCTTTGTACGGGAGAGATATAATTGCCTTGTTCAAATCAATACCTGTTGCTTCAACCTCCTTGAACTCTCCTGGAGCTATAGGCTCATTGTTGCCTACCATACGCACACCTTTAGCCTTAAAGCCACCTGGGAGATTCGCAAATTGACCTGCGTCTATCAATGCTCGCA